GTTCGCCCCGGCACGGTGCCGGTGTTGGTCTTACGAACCTAGCCGGCTTTGGGCCTCTCCAGACCACGCGGCAAATGTATCACCAACGTCTGTCGCGCGGCACTGGCAACTTTTAGGATTAATGCCATGAGCCGAATCGCTCTCAGTTCTCTGGAACGGGCGCAGCGGGAAATCCTGCCGCTCGATTTAGCGCTGTACCACGCCGCTCGCGATTACCCGGGCGGCGCTGCTGCCATCGCAGCCACCACCGGCCGTAACCCGACCACGCTGCAACACAAACTGTCGCCAACCCACCCGAGCCACTCCATCAACATTCAGGAGTTCGGCGAGATCCTCGAACTGACCAAGGACCGCCGCATTCTCGATGCGGTGCATGCGCTGGTCGGTGACACGGTCTGGCAGGAGCTGGCCGACACCTACACCCACGACATGCCCGAAACGCTCACGACGGGCATCGCCGAATACTTCCGCCAGGTCGCCGATCTGGCCGAGACCTGGGCCAAGAGCATCGGCGACGGTGTGGTGACTGATCAGGAACTCGCGGCGATTCGCCTGCAGGTGTTCCGGGGCATTCAAGGGCTGCTCGGGTTGTTCAACCGCGCCACCTACGTCAACCAGACGACGCGAGGTGCTGACCGTGGCTGACATCGCCGATTTCGCCAACGATCTGGTGCAGGAACGCATCGATCAGGCCATGGCCGCGCGCAGCGCTGCCAAAGCAGAAAGTGCTGCCCATTCCTTGCTGTTCTGTGAAGCCTGTGACGACCCGATCCCGGAAGCACGCCGCCTGGCCTCACCGGGTTGCTCGCAGTGCATCAGTTGCCAGTCCCTCTCTGAACGGGGAATTCAGCATGCTCGATGAGGTATTGGGACAATTCGCCGATTACGGTCTGGAGCCAGCGCAACCGCTGGTGTTCGGCAAGCTGACCCGCTGCAAGACAGCGCAGGACAAGGGCAAGGAAAAGAACGGCTGGTACGTGGTCCACGAGCAGCGCACGGAGAAGGGCGACACGTTGATCTTCGGCGCTTTCGGTGACTGGCGTTCGGGCGAGACGCAGAAAATCAAGGTCAAGGCCGGTCGCATGTCGCCGGAAGAGCGCGAAGTGATGCGCGCCCGCCAAGAAGAAGCCAAGCGCCGCGCCACCGAAATCGCGAATAACGCTGCGCGGCGGGCTGCGAAAAGGGCGCAGGGTTTGTTCGAGCGCATGCCGACCACCGGCCGCAGCGACTACCTGGACCGCAAGCAGATTGTTGGTATCAAAGTGCGTTACGCGCCGCGTACCGGAGCGATGCTGGTTCCGATGAATAATGCCCGTGATCAGATCATGGGCCTGCAGGTGATCTTCCCGAGCAAGCAGGAAGACACCGGCCGCGACAAATCCTACTGGCCCTACGGCATGGCGAAGGAGGGCACCTTTCACCTGCTCGGTCCGCATCCGGTGCCGGGCGAACCGGTGCTGGTTTGTGAGGGCTACGCCACCGGCGCCAGCCTGCACATGGCGACGTCGCTCGCTGTGGCCGTGGCCTTCGATGCGGGCAACCTGTTGGCCGTGTGCAAGGTCATGCGCGAGCGCTTCGCCGGCTGCCCACTGATCATCTGCCGTGACGATGACTGGAAGACCACCAAGCCTAATGGCGATGCCTGGAACCCCGGCGAGGAGAAGGCGAGCAACGCCGCGCTGATCGTTGGTGCCCAGGTCGTTGCGCCGATCTTCTCGATTGAGCGTCACGACAAATGGACCGACTTCAACGACCTGCACGTCGCCGAAGGCCTCGACGCAGTGCGCCGTCAAGTTCTCGCTGTGGTCCGCCCACCCGCTGCCGGTGGTTGGAAGGATCAACTAGCCCGCAGTGAAAGCGGCGCCCTGATCGCGCACATGCAGAACGTCGAACTGATCCTGGCCCACGACGAACGCTGGGCCGGGGTGATCACCTACTGCGCCTTCAGCTCGAAGATCGTCAAGCTGCGTGCGGCGCCTTATGGCGGTGGCACCGGCGAGTGGGCCGACATCGACGATGTGCGGGTGATGAAGTGGCTCGCGCAGCAGTACAACCTGCGCGTGAAGTCCTCGCATGTGATCGAGGCCGTCAGCGTCGTGGCCCACGACCACGCCTTTCACCCGGTGCGCGAGTACCTGAAAAAACTGGAATGGGATCGTGTGCCGCGCCTGGAGCGTTGGTTGACGGATGTCATGGGAGTGAAGGCAACCGACTACACGTCCAAGGTCGGCAAACGCTGGATGATCTCGGCCGTGGCGCGGGTGATGAAACCCGGCTGCAAGGCGGACTCGGTGATGATCCTCGAAGGCGTACAAGGCGCCGGTAAGTCGACCGCCATGAGCGTGCTCGGCGGCGAGTGGTTTATGGACACGCCGTTTGCCCTCGGCGACAAGGACGGCTTTCAGGCGATCCGTGGCAAGTGGATTGTTGAGCTGGGCGAGCTGGACAGCTTCAACAAGGCCGAGAGCACCAAGGCCAAGCAGTTCTTCTCGGCGTCCACCGACACCTACCGCGAAAGCTATGGCCGCAGAACGTTGGACGTGCCACGCCAGTGTGTGTTCGTAGGTACCACCAACCAGGACGAGTATCTAAAGGATGCCACTGGCAACCGTCGCTATTGGCCGGTGGCCTGTACCAAGGTCGACGTGGCGTTGCTGCGCGAGATCCGCGACCAGTTGTGGGCCGAAGCGATGTTCTGCTTTGAGGCCGGCGACCTGTGGTGGGTCACGCGAGAGGAAGCGCCAATGTTCAGCGAGGAGCAGGACGAACGCTTTGTGGTGGACGAATGGGAAACGCCCATCCTGACCTGGCTCGAAGAGTCGCAGATTGGCGAGACCACCACCGGCAGTGAGGTGATGAGTCAGGCGCTCAAGCTCGATCCCGGTCATTGGGGCAAACCGGAGCAGATGCGCGTGGGTGCGATCTTGCATCGACTGGGCTGGCGACGTTTCCGTTTGGGCGCCTTGAGCAAGAGCGGCCAGCGGCCATGGGCGTACAAGAAACCGGAGGGTTGGGGCAGGGCGCCTGCGCTGGAACAACCTGAGTTCGAGGAGCCGTGCTTCGATGATTAAGGCAATTGATATGGCCCTCAAGCAATGGGCGCAGGAGCTGCACAGCGACGAGGTCGCCGCCGGTTATTCGGGCGGCAACATGGTCGCCATGATGATGGAGAGCGGTGGCCAGCTCGTGCGCGGCAGACGGGGGAGTAGGGTGCCGCTGGAAGCCTCGCTGGACATCGAGCGCATCGTCAAGAAACGCCTTGATCCCGAGTTGATGACGGTGGTCCGGGTGCATTACTTTCAGCCTGATGCGCCTTTGACTGCGCGTCTGGCCGAGAGTGGCTGCACACGCAACCTCTACTACCAGCGCCTGCATGACGCTCACATCGTGGTCGAGCACTTCCTCCTTGGGGAAGCGGCTTGATCGTGGGCATCCCTCTGGCTCACGCCGTCCCACCGGCCTGCCTCCGTCCCACTGCTTTTTACAGTGGTGAGACGGGCGCAGGCCGCGTCGTTGTTGGGCTGTCCCACCGTCCCACCTTTTTCATGCCTCCCGCCCGTGTGTGCGTAGCGGGTACAGGTACGCGCGTTTACGCGCACGCGTGCTTTTTAAATTTCTCTCTATACACGAGAAAAGAGAAAGAAAAGTAGGACGGTGGGGCAAAGCCCCGACCTGCGGGGCTTGCAGACGTCCCACCTTGTTTTGGAGAGGTGGGACGCATGGGACGCCGCTAAAACACCAGAAGCAAAAGCCAGCCGGGTTGAGATATTCACCGACATTCGCCAGCCGTTCACCGGACGTAAGCCACACATTCACCGGATGGCATTAAAACGGTCTTGCTGCCACCAGAATCGAGCTGTAAAAAGGGGCCATCTTCGATGGGTGCGACCGCAAAGCGCGGAGGCCACCCACCACCTGACCCGGCCATAGCGTCGGGTCTTTTTGTTTAAGGGGCAGGGCAATGACGAACGAGCAACAGGCACTGGCAGAGATGCCGATCTGGTTGGTGATTGCCCTGTCATTGGTTGGCGGCGTGTCCGGCGAGATGTGGCGCGCCGACAAAGATGGGGCGCGAGGCTGGTCGTTACTGCGCCGCCTCGCACTTCGGTCCGGTGCCTGCATCGTCTGCGGTGTGTCAGCGATGATGTTGTTGTTTGGCGCGGGCCTGTCGATCTGGACAGCGGGCGCCCTGGGTTGCCTGACCGCGATGGCCGGCGCCGATGTCGCCATCGGCTTGTACGAGCGCTGGGTCGCCAAGCGGCTGGACCTGAGCGAGGCCGAGCCGAGGGCATGAGCCGGGCAGGCCGGGTAGGACGTCGATTTTTACGGGTCCTCCCCAAGGGCCGCCCCCTACACGGGTTATCGAACTCGCGGAATCTCTCTAGCTGAAACCTTCGCAGGGATGTCCGTCTTTGCAAACATGAGTGTTTGTAGGAAAGGAAATAACCATCGGCAGATGTATAGGTTTTTGAAATATGGGGACTCAATCACTGTTTGGGTGGTCAAGATTGATATAGGGTAAGGACAGGCGTTGT